GGAAGGGATCGTCACCCCCCTTCGTGGCATCTTCGAGTCCGTCGCCATCGTCGACGGGGAGATCCACTGGGACACGGCGATCCACTCCGACACCGAAGAGGAAGCGTACGCCGCACACGCCAAGCTGGTCGACCGAGCCAAGAACGGAGGCTACCCATGGGTGCGCAAGACAAGCTCGTGAAGCACCTCGAAGCTCAAGGTGCGACCGTGAAGAAGACCAAGAAGGGGATCATGATCTACGGACCACCCCCCACCCGAGGGACGCACACGATCCACAACACACCCTCGGATCACAGAGCGCTGGCAAACGACATGGCCGCACTCCGGCGCATCGGACTCACCCACCCCCTCGACAAGAAGCCGCTGACCGTCGTCGTCGGTGACGGCTACCCGTCCTACATCCTCAACCCGGTCACGAACCGTGTGATGATGCAGGCCCGGGAAGAACTCTTCAAGCGCGGCTGGCCGTTGGAAGCGACGACCAACATGCTGTCCGGTCGCATGGCCTCACCCACCGCGGAGAAAGCCATGTACCGCCTCGGGTACCGACACCACCCCGAGGGGAAGAAGAAGGGGCAGAGCCGCATCTGGGTGGCGGACGAGGAGATCGCCCGCCTGCACGAAGAGATCAAGGCGAATCCCCTCCCCGACCCGGAACCCGACGTCGAGGTTCGGCTTCGTGAGGACGCGTTCGACCACGGCACGCCACCCAAGGTCGGGGTCGCACCCCGCGAGCCGGAGTTCCACTGCGACATCTGCGGGTCCGACACGCACGATGGCATCGGTCACCCATACGTGGACGACCACCAAGGTGAGCACGTCGACTTCATCGACGAACGCGACTCGTGGGTGGTCGACCCCGAAGAACTCTTCGGAGTCCACGTCATGCGCATCATGAAGGAAAAGCTGGACGTCCTCACCGCCGTGGGGATGGACTACGAGATCCGAGTCTGGAGGAAGAAGTGACCCTCAAGGGAAGGAAGACCATGACAACACGACTTGACCTCGCATGCCCCGTATGCGGTGCCGCCAACGACGCCCACACGGAGGTCGGAGGAGGCGACGCCGCACCCAGCACCGGCGACCTCTCCATCTGCTTCTACTGCGGGGCGCTGTCCGAGTACCTCATCAACGACATGGGTGCACGCCTCATCGAACTCGATGCCGAACAGACGAAGGAGATGATGAGCCATCCGGGTGTTCAGAAAGCACTCACCGCGATCCGCGCTCGCCTGGCTCAGCAGAATGGGTAACGGACGCGTCTACGGGACCCGGATCACCTCGATCCGAAACCCCTCCGTAGACCGCTCCCCCTGCCCGCGATGCGGAGTGCTCAGGGCCACACACGGCGGGAAAAACCGAACCGGCCTGTGCAAGGACTGCTCCACGGGGATGACCCCCGAGGAGCGCAAGGAATGGAGGAAGTGAGCTTGGACGAAGTGAAGATCGAACGCGACGGCGGGAACGACGATGAGCGGAACAAGAAGATCGGCCTCGGGTGCCTCACCGTGGTCGCGGGGGTAGGGTTCCTCATCGCCCTCGCTGTCGGAATCCCCCTGGTCGCGGCTCTCTACCGCTGGGCATTCGGCGGTTGACACAGACAAGCCCCCCACCCTGGATCGAGGGTGGGGGGCTTCTGCATGCCAGGTCAGTAACGCGGCAACGGCTTGGTCGGGTTGAGCGTGTTCTGGTACGCCGCACGCGCCCAGTCCCATGCCCCACCGGACACCCTCTGGCCGCCGATGCCGTTCTGCTCCGGCTTCGACACGTCAAGGACGTAGCCAGTGTTCACGTCCACCACCGAGCGCGGGATGTGGAAAGAGTCGAGCTGAGCCTGGAACTCCGCCGTGTTCATCTCGATCCACTTGTCATCCGGCTGGACGATACGCATCGTCAGCGTCGCCGGACCCACGTTGTGGTTCCCCTTGATCGGGGTGTCGTTGTTCAGGTGCTTGATCTTGCCGAAGCCCATGTGGAACAAGTGCTTCTTGTTCAGCCGTACCGCGATGCTCATGTCCTCATCCTCTTCCTCAGTGATGACCGTACCGCCGCCAGACGACGGGGGGGTTCTGAAAATGCCCAGCACGTCGAAGTGCCAGCCCTCGCCGAAGCCGTCACCCGAGGCGACGATCCCGAACCTGCCAGCGTTCTGTCGAATCCACCGGCCACGAGCAGACGACGCGACCGTGACGCCAGCATCGTTCCCCGTGTCCCGGAGATCCCACGCGCCCCGCTCGCCCTGAACCTCATGGTTCGAGGTACCAGGCTGGGCCACCGTGCCCGCCGAGGAGATGCGGTACCAGATCCGACCCTCCCACCAGCGGGTGTCGTACACGCGGTTTCCGTTGATGTTCCCCGCGGTGACGTACCGCGCGAGGAAGATGGCCCGCTGTTCCTCATACGTCCGGATGCCGCTCGACACCAGGACGTGCACGCCGAACAGGCGGAACATCTCCGCGTCGATCAGACCGAGGATATACAGCATCCACGGCGTGAGCCTCTGGCCGTTGTGGAAGACCCACTGGATCGTGCCGCCCATGTCAGCGCCCTTCCACCAGGCCGTCACCGTCAGACCGGAACACGGTCTGCTCCAGCGAGGAGCGGACCAGGACGACCTCGCCGTTCTCGTCCAGCCCCCACGCGTCCACGATGCCGTCGCCGTCCACGTCCACGTCGAACGGGACCAGCGGGCTTTCCATGCCGTAGTCCTTCCAGTTCGTCAGGACGACACGGATCGCCTCCCGATCCTCCGGTGTCAGCTCCGGCTCAGCGGCCATCACCAAGAGCCTTCGGGTCCGGCGCGACAGTCACGCGCGGGCCGAGGACGTTCGGGTGATCGTTCACCTGGATCGCATCCTCCGGGACGGAACCGAGGCCGACCTTGATGAGCCACGCGTTCACCGCGGGAATCGCCATGACCCGGCTGATCGCACCCGCGACCGCCGTCACGCCCGCCGCCAACGCGACCAGCCACAGCCGAAGCTCCGCATCCGCGGGCAGGCCCAGCGCCTCGATGATCGCCGGGAGAACCAGGGCGAAGGACAGGAACGCGGGGATCGCGACCTGCACGATGGTACGCAGGACACGCTTGCCCTTGTACCAGATGTCTGCTGCCGCCTTCACGGCGTCATTCGTGGGGGTGCTCATGATGCTCCTCATCCAATCGGGCGCGATGGATCTTCCGCGCCTCTCGCCGCTCACGGTACACCGCCCACGTCTTCCACGCGAGCGCACCCGCCATGGCGACACCAACCAGCAGCCGCATCGGTTCCGCCACCTTCTGGTCGAACAGGATCGCGTAGGCGATCAGACCGATGAACGAGACAGTGGTCACCGCGTACCCGAAGATCACCCAGCCGAGCCGATCCCGGTACCAGGTGCGCGGGTACCCCACGGCAAAGTAGACGGCCAGGAACAGTGCCAGGCCGAAGTCGATCAGCAACATGATGTCGCTGGGTGTTACGTCCTTCATCATCCCCCCCGGATCATTTCTCGGAACCGGTCCACATAACCGTTCCGTTCTACCACCACACGGATATCCCTACTCGTGCGGTGAAGCCTCTCCAAAGACTCCTCGGCCTTGGCCTGAGCAGAGCGGGCCGCGGCAAGCGCCCTGCGCGACGCCTCCAGATCCGCCCGGTCCGGGTCAAACTCGCTCATGTTCCCCTCCAGAGGGGTTGGGGAGAGCGAGGTCCAAGGACTCCAGCACATGCAAGATCCGGACGAGCGTGGAGTTCACCTCGGTCAGACCATCCACAGCCTTGTCAGCCAGTCCCCTTGCAACGTTCTCGGCTTCCTTCCAAGCGTCCCGCGCCTCACGGATTTCCGCAATACGGTCATCGCGATCTTGCAGCACACTGGCATGGAAGGAAACGAGGTCCGCCACCCGCTGCTCGTGAGCCGCGACGATGTCCTGGACCCGGCGGAGATGCTGGGCCTTGGTGATGATGAGGTCCCGCGCGAACAGAAGCGCGAGGACACCGAGTCCCAACGTGGTCAGCAGACTGTCGACAGACGAAGTCGACGTGACCCACTCCCACGGATTCATAAGAGAAAGTCTACTTTCGTGGAGGGGCGATCACCGGTAGCCGAAGATCTTGAGCCAGCCCTGAGTCGTCTTCGGGCCGGGTACCGGACCGCGCTGGACCGCGAACCCGTCATGGCGCTTCGCTGTGACGAACGTCGTCGAGCCGGTGTTCGAGAGAAGGTTCTGCGCCGAGTCGAACGTCAGCACCGACTGGTCCGTGGCCGAGTACGGGTTGATGATCTCCGCCACACCCGTCGCAGGACCGGCGCTCGTCGCCGCCGACAGGTAGCCGAAGCTGTTCGCCGTGTAGCTCGGCACCACCGTGTTCGACGTGGTGATGTAGCTCTTCGTCGACGAGTACGCCGCCGCGGTCGTGTCCTCGAAGTTGCCCACCATCCACCGGAAGATCGCGGTGTTCGTCGGGGACGCGCTACCTCCGATGTGGAACAGCACCCGGTACGCGAGGTACTCCTCGGTGAACACGCCAGGGATCAGGCAGAACGCGCCCACCGTGTCGTTCAGGGTGATCGTGCCGTTCTCATCCACCGTCGCGCCGAACAGGCGAGTCGGGTCCGGGAAGATCGGCGTGACGCCCACCTCCGCGCCCCCCAAGCGTCGCTGGAGGTCCGTGATGTCACGCCGCATCTGGCGGAGCATCCCGTCGAACGTCTTGTCGATCAGTGGAGCTGTCACCGGTACGGCGTCCAGGTCCCGGCGAAGCTCTGACCGGTCCAGATGAAGCGGTACAGACCCATCGTGCTAGTCGTGGGAGCAGGGCCGAACCAGGTGATCGGTCCACCAGCGAACGCCACCGACGCACTGCCACCGCCGTTCACGATGACGTCGATCTTCGCACCCGGCACCGGGAACGGGAACGACGAGGTCCCGTTCGGGAACAGGATCGTCGCCGCCACGTCACCCAGGATGTCCACGAGGAACAACGCCTGAGCCTCCACCTCCGACATGAACTGCATGTTGATCTGGTAGGGCGGGGACGACGAACCGTACGGGACCGAGTAGACATTCGGCACCGCCTCGATCACGAACGGCTGGTTGGCGGACCCGACGCCGGAGACGTTGACACCCGTCCCGCCGACCACCTGGCAACCGCACGTCGACCCTGCACACTGGCACCGAGCCATGGTTACGCTCCCTCTGTATCCGAGTCGGGCCTGTTCGCCGGACTCAAGGTGACCTGGATCTTCTCACCATCCGCCGTCTCCGTGACGGTGACGATGTCGATCTTCTGCAACTGTGTCAGTCTCCTGGAGTTCAGGGTAGCGCGGAGCGGCACCTGCACGCCGCAGACCAGGTCCTGAATCGTCAGATCGTGAGACAGTCGGATGCCCGAGTTGTCCGGGACGCGAACCTCCACCGGGACCGGCGTGCGGCCCACGATGTTCCGAGCGGCCTGGCTGTTGAGCTGAGCCTGCGTGGGACCCTTCGTCCCCTCCTCGTTGTACACCGTGAAGATCTTCGTCCACGGCCCGTAGTAGGACGACGCGGACCCGGCCTTGCCGTAGCGCCCATCCTCCGCGACGACGTACGCGATCTCGGTGTGGTCCGCGCCGTACGCGGTGATGATGATCTCCCCGAAGAAGTCCTCTTCCGTCCACGTCCGCAAGGTTCCCAGGTTCCGGGACGTGTCCCAGATGTGGATCGCGCGCCCCACCGTCGTGTAGTCGATACCCGACCGGTGCGCCAGAGCGTCGAGGTGCTCACCCACCGTCATCTCGAACGGCTTCGTGACCGCCGTCGTCTCCGCCTCGTTCGGGTAGTGGTGCACCACCATGTACGGCAGGACGTTCGCGGGCGGGGTCAGCGCCTCCCACACAGGCATCTCCTGCGTGATGATGTTGCCGATGCGGGTGCTGACCAGGCCCACGTTCGGGTACGCGTTCGAGTACTTCTTCGTCATCGGGGTCGCCTGGAGGTACGACACCACGTCATGCGCGAAGATCTCCACCGACGTCGCACCCCACGCGACCCGCCAGATCGGCCCCTCCCAGACGCGCTCTGTGCCACGGAAGATGACCAGCTCATGCCGCTTCGGCTCGATGCTTGCGAGGAGGTCAGCCTGCTCCGAGCACGCGTCACCGCTGACGGCGATGTTCGCCTCAGAGACCTCGTCACGGCGACGACCCCACCGCACCAAGGACAGGTCCTTGATCTGCGCGATGCGGTTCATCCCGCCCCGGTCGTAGATGTACGCCGAGTGTCCGGTTACACAGTCCATCAGTACCTCGAAACCAGGGAGTAGCTCAGCTCCAGAGCGTTCGTCGGAGTGTCGGTCGGAACGTCGACCGTGACGTAGTACTTGATGCCACACCCGAGCACCGGCCACAGGCTACTGTCACCCTGGAGCAGGCTGTCTGCGGCGAGAGACGAAGGCGACCCGGTCACCTCGGCGAAAGCACGCTGGCTCACCCCGTCCAGGGTGAACACCGTGCCGCCCGGGATGTACGAGATGATCTGCTCCGAGCAGAACGAGTCATGCTCAAGCTGTTCCAGCGTCCGGTCGAACGGGTTCGGGTAGTAGCGCACGCGCACCTGGCGGACAGCCGTCGAGGTCGTGATCTTGAGGATGGGGACGGTGTCGATCCACGTCGGGATGTACAGCGCCGGGATCTCCTGCCAGAAGCGCCGCCATGCGGTGATGTCGTCGTCGACGCACGAGTTCGGGATCTCGGGCGGGCGCGGCGGAGCAGGCACCGGGGGACAGTCCGGGTCCACGAGAGGGGACACGGGCGGCGTCGGGTTCACCGAAGCGTGGCTTGCGCTGGCGTTGACCGGACCATCCCAGTCGAACAGCCATTCGGCGGTGTCCGGGGTGTTGCCGTCGAAGTAGAAGTCGGAGAACGGGGTGATGAGGTCGTCGATCAGGAACGAGTCGCCGCCCTTCCACAGGCTCCAACCCGGACCCTGCACGTCGATGACTCGCACCGCTCCGTACACCGCGTTCGGCGGGGGAGTTCCCTGCGCACGCAGAGGCGTCCACACGTCCGCGCTCGCCGCGACGTTCGACGCCGGACCAACGGTGCGACCCACCTCCACGCCAGCACCATCCAGCCACACCAGCATCGCGGCCATCGACTGCCCGCGCGTGATGAGGCGGACGTGTGCGAGCGCACCGTACACGCCGCCGACCGCGACAGGGAACCGCTCGGCAGCAGCGTATCCCGTGCCCGCGTGGAAACCGGCAGCAGTGGCCGGGGTCCAGAACTCCACGCGTGCGGCGAACCCACCGGATCGCCCCCCCGTCACGCGGCTGATCGTGCCACCGCCACCAGACACGGCGGCACCGGTCGCGAACGCACCCCAGCCCGCTACCGTCTTGCCGATGGTCCGCGACATGGAAAGGTTCGCTGTCCCCACCCAGGTGTACGAGACATCAGCCGTTGCCGTCGAGTTGCCGTCATAGAACCGGCCCGGGCTGGTGTTCGGATTCGGCTGAACCACCGGGGTCCACGCCGTGTACGGACCCACCGTCGTGCCGTTCATCGCCGCGGCGTGCCACTCATACGTGGTACCCGGCGTCAGCCCACTGACACGAATCGTTCCCGGCACGTCGAGGCGCGTCGAGATGCCACCGATGGGGCGGTACTCGATGCGGTACTTCGTCGGGGAGGGCATGCTCGGCGGAGGCGTGAGCACCACGTTCGCCGACGTACCATCCAGCGACGGGGTCACCGTCATGCCAGGGGTCGTCGTCGCCAGGGTGGTCGCCGAAACGGTCGGTGCCCAACGCCCGTTGCCGAACGCGTTCACACCGCGAGAGCGGATGTAGATCTTCGTCGCCGGGGGAAGACCCGTCAGAATCGACAGGCCGTTCGTGCGGATCAGCCCGCTACTACCGGTGACGAACGTCGGGTCCGTGGACCACTGGTACTCCCAGCGGATGATCGGGGAACCGCCATCACCGTTGCCACGGAACTGGTACCGCATCGTCGTCGCGGTGATCTGGTCCGGCGTGGTCGGCAGAGGTATCGGGGCGTTCGGGATCGTGCCGATCCGGGGCAGGGGGATCGACCCCTGCAACGTGATGTTGATGTTCCCGTACGCGAGCTGCATCTGCAACGGCAGACTCTCCGACGTGCCGTTCCAGTAGCCCCCCGAGTTCGCGGGAATCCACGCATCCCACGGGCCATCGTTCCACCGCTCCTGGCCGTTCTGGTAGCCGCCAGGGAGGAACGGGTTTGCGGCGTGACGGCGCACCTCGTTGCCGTTCCAGAAGCCGATCTGCACACCCGAGCCGAGGTAACGCGACGCGGTCGAGCCACCCGGCCCGTTCATGGCGCGCAGGTGGAAGCGCACACGCCAGCGGCGGTTCGCCGTGTCCGTCTCCATGTGGTCGGCTTCGAGGTAGAACGTGGTCGCCGGAGACGCCTGCGTGGTCTGAATGCGGACGGTTCCCATGGTGTCTCCTACGGTACTGTCACGGCCAGAGCGTCAGTGTACAGGCGAACCACCGTGCCTGCATTCCATGACGTGATGCGGGCGTTCACGCGAACAAGAAGGTGAGTCGCGCCTGCCGGGGGGATCAAGCTCCGAGCCGACAGAGAACCGCCCGTCACGGGGATCGTGCCAAGGACGTCTGTCCGCAGGACAGTGCCGCTCGGACCATCACGCCAATACCCGATGACCTGGATGGGTTCGCGGACGGGTGCGCCTCCCACGACAACCTCCGCGGCCCAGATAGAAACAGACACGGGGGCCTGGCTCGGGCGAGTCGTGAGGTCGACAGTCTGCTGTGCGGCGAAGGCCCCGTTGGCTCCCGGCCCCGTCGCCGTGAACACGACCCGGTACGACGCAGTGCCCGACGCCTGGAGTTCACCCGTCACCCGACCGAACGTGAGCATCGTCGAGTTGATGTTCACGGCGTCAGCGTTGATGCCCCATCCGGAATCGTTCGTCTCCACAGACGGGTTCAACACGTAGTTCTGCGACACGGTAATGTTCACCCCGGCGATCTCCGCGGACGGGTACGGGATGTAGTTCAGCGGAACGTCCATCACCACCGTCTCCCCGTCCAGCGGGATGGGGAGGAAGTTCGCGGGAGCGCCGAACATGCTGGGTACGCCAGCGGCGAGCGTGAACTCCACCACCGCACCCCACGAGTTCTCCGCACGCCTCATCGTCTCCGTGCGGATCGGCCCCTCCACACACTTCACATCGTGGTACATGCGGGTGAGCGAGAGGATCTTCTCCTCGTACGCCTCATCGAACCCGCTGACATCGCCAATCGGCGGGCACGCCGCGAAGAACGTCAGGTCCGAGCTACCGCACGACGGGCCATGAGTACTGCACGCCTGCTCGCTCAAAGCCTTCGAGAGCCACGCCTGCCCATACTCCAGACCCTCCTCATCCACGGCGGTGAGCATCACCCGGAACCGGAACCGGGGGACCGCGAGACGTTCCCGCCCCAGCACACCCCCGCTGAGGATACCCTCCGTCACACCAACCTCACGGGTCGAGTCGGACAGGGCGGTGACCTCCAGCGCGTACGCGCCGAGGAACTTCCGGGACGGCGGGGTGGGGTACGAGTACCCGGAAGCGACCGAGTACCAGGGCGCTTCCTCCGGGATGTTCTTCGCCTCGTACTCCAGTTCGTCACCGAGAGCGACCCGCAGGTTGTCCAGGCACTCCTCATCGCGCGGCCTCACCCAGTGCCAGTTGATGTCGCAGTAGTTGACCGTCTGGCCGAACTCTGTGGGGATGTCGTAGTTGCGGAGCTGGGACGCGGTGCGCGCATAGCCGACCGCACGGGCGTTGTTGATGATCTCCGTGCCGCCGAAGCAGAACCATCCGTTGAAGATAGGATCACCGGCCTCTCTATGCCAGTCGTGCCGAGATGCGGTTGAGGATCTCGACTCCGGTTGCAAGCGCGCTGCCAGCTTCCTGGACCACGATAGCGCCCGCCTCGATAGCGATGTTGCGCCCCCCGCCGACAACACCACCGGAAGCCATGGCCGGGGTCTTGCCCTGGGCGATGGCGGACAGCCAGCGCACGGACGGGTCGACGCTACCGAGCGCCCGGTTCAGCGGTACAACAGCCTCCGCCCCGGCCTCACCGATGATGCGGGTCTGGGCACCGTTGAAGACTCCACCGGACGCCGTCTTGGGGAAGACACCTCCGGCGTTCTTCGCCGCCTGAGACTTCCCCAGAGCGATGCTTGCCGCGGCGGCGAGCTGGTTGAACAGGTCGATGGCGAACCGGATCGGCGACGTCAGGATGGACAGGGCGACGTTGACGCCGGACGCGAAGCTCATGAAGGCTCCGATGGCCTTGCCGAGAACCTCCGAGGCGCGCGCCACGACCGGCCACACCTTGTTGGCGAGCCAGTCCCAGAACTTCTGCATCGCCGGAACCGCATCATCCCGGAGCCAGCGGGCGAACGTCTGGATGGCCCTCGCGCCTTCCGTGCCCAGCCACTCGGCGAAGTCCTCGATGGCGGGGATCGCGTAGTTGTTCACCCAGGCGGTGAACTCGTCCGCCGTGGGGAGGAGCTGGATGATCGCCGCCCACAGATCGTTGAAAGCAGGTTCGAGGGCGGTCCAAATCGTGTCCGCCGCCGTAGCGATAGCCGCGCCCAGAGTCTGGAGCGTGTCCCAGAACGGCGTGAGGTAGTCGAGCCACGCCTTGAGCGCACCCGCGGCGATCTGGAATCCGATGGCGAGGAACTCCAGAACGGGAGCGAGGAGGACAAGCCAGGTGTGGAGCTGCTCGAACGCGCCAATGAGGAGGTCACGCACGATGGAACCGATAGGCTCCAGCAGGTCGAACAGCGGGGTGAGGCCATTCATCAGCGAGTTCAGACCCTCGGCGAGGATGCCGAACGGGTCCAGCTCACCGAGGAACTCCAGAAGTTCGGTGATACCGGGGAGAGCCTCGGTCAGGTTGTTGAGGAAGGCGCTCGTACGCTCGTACGCCTCGGGCGTGACGAGGTCGTTAATCATCTGGGAGAGGCCACCGATCAGCTCGCCCAGGTCGCCGAGAATCCCGGTGGTGTTCTCGATCCACACGCCGAACGCGTCGGACGACACGAAGGCGTCGAATGCGTCGAACATGCCCTCCAGTCCCGTGAGCATGTCGTCGATGGCCTTCTGGAACTTCGGGTTGTTGAACGCCGTCAGCAGGGCGACGCCCAGCTTCCCGACGATGCCCAGGAGCTTCTCGAAGATGGGGGCGGACTTCTCGATCAGGCCGGAGAGGAGAGCGACACCCTCCACCGAGGAAGCCCAGTCAGCGAACTGGTTCACGACACGGTTGACCATGTCGCCGAGTACGCCGAGCGACGGGGTGAGGGCGCGGATCGCGTCTCCGATCTTCCCGAACGCCACCTCGGTGCCCGCGAAGGCCCGCTCGGCGAGAAGGTTCTGCGCCTCCTGGAGCGGGGTCTTGAGTTCGCGGAACGCCTCCGCCGCACCCTTGATGCTCTCCGGAACCTTCTCCGCATCACCCGCGAGGAGGGCGAACGCGCCGATGAAACCTCCGAGGCCGACGAGAGCGGCGGTTGCGGCTCCACCGAGAACGAGAAGGCCCGCCCCAGCGGCGGACGAGAGGACAGCAAGCTGTTGCATCGAGGAGAGGACGGAACCGATGATGAGGGTCCACTGGCGCGCGTTGGCGCTCAGGCCCTGCCACATGCCGGAGAGCTTGTTGCGGAACCGACCGAACGCACTGTCGCCAGCACCGCGCATCGACTTGTCGAACGACGTGTCGAACGCACGCCCCGTCTCGGCACCCGAAATTGCTCCCGCTTCGCGTCCGATCTGCCGGAGCTGACGCTTGAACGTGCGCCCATCCGCGGTCACCAGGTACTCGACAGACCCGATCCTCGTTGCCATGTCTCAGCCTCCGGTACCATTCTGCCGTGCGAGGGCGTGGAAAAGCGCCATCTCCTCATCTACCACGTCCTGTGTCACCTGGTCAGGATCAACACCGTCCGCGGGAGCAAAGAGTTCTTGCATCGCCTGCTCGGCATCTTCCTTGGGCGCGTCCCGGAGGCGCTCCAAGAACCACGAGTAGACGAGGTTCAGGAACCGGTCGAGGTCGAGTTCGAGCGGGTCGACCCCTTGCCGCGCGCACGACCCGTCGATCTCCCACCAGCAGACGCCTGCGATCCCGAAGAGTCGGCAGGCTGCTGCGTAGGAAAAGACTGCCACTGCTCCATGAGGAACTGGAAGATCTGGATCAACAGCTCGCTGTCCACCGCGGTGTCGCTCGGATCGCGGAACCGCTTCATGAGGCGCTTGTAGTCGCGGTCCTCCAGGGTGTCCTTCATGAACGAGAAGATCGCAGCGATCTCGTCGCCCATGGTGGAGTCCTCGCGCCCACCGAGCGAGAACGCGAGGAGGATCTGCTCCTGTGTGGGGCGGGAGAAGTTGTACTCGTCGCGGTTGACGAGAACCTCGTTGCCATCCTCGTCGTCCTCATACGTCTCGATGGGGACAAGGATGCTTTCCCGGCGAGCGGGGGTGAGACGGTCCTGGAGCTTGCGTCGGAACGCCTGCGGGGCAGTAGCCATGGGGGAGTCCTTTCTGTCTTACAGAAAGAGTACAGCGTTCAGCCCCACGAGGCGATGAACGGGCCGTGGAATCCGTGCCGGGGATACACGTCCTCCGCGGCCTTCGCGATCCACGGGTTCGCCTCCTGGCCTGCGACCATGCGCCGGAAGCCACCACCCGGGAAGAACGAATGGGGGGCGGGGCGGATCGCCATGAACGCCGGGGAGCCGTCATCCCAGCCGGGAGACGTGATCGGACCGTACGTTCCCTCATGGACGTACCGTGCGTAGTCCGCGTAGTTACCCACGCTGGCGCGCACACCCGTCGACCCCACCGGGGTCAGCGCCAGGTTGTGGCTCCGCTTGAGGTTCGTCGTCCGCGAGGGTGCGCGGATCGCCGCCTGCCATGCATGCTCGGTGCCGAGCTTCTGCATGAACTTCCAGTTCTCACCGGGCGGGGTGCTCAGCTCCATCGCCACGGCAGAGTCGTTCACCGACACGCGTACCGCGGTAGGCATGTCACACGCTCCAGATGGTGACGGTCCAGAAGCCGCCGCCGCAGTCACCGGTCGCCTGCATCGGCTGGTAGGTGCCCAGCGTGTAGGTGTAGTCGGAGTCGTCGTCGTCCATGCAGCATCGGATCGCCGCGCGGATCGCCGCCTTGTCCGCCATCTGGAGGCGCGTCGCCTCGACCAGCTCTTCCATCGACGGGGCCTGGTAGCCGTTGATGCCACCTGCGGAACCCGTGGGAAGGCACCGGGCGATGCCCACCTCCAGGACATACGCGTACGGGGAGCCACAGTTCTGCTCGGTCTGATCCGCGGCGGGGAACGTGGAGGAGGGGAACTCGTTCACGAGGCGCACCCACGCCTGACCGCCACACTTCTTGCCGCCCTTGCTGCACTCGCCACACGAGTCCATGACGGCCATCGGGCCGGGTACGACGGAACACGAGCAGGTGCCAGGGAGCTGTCGCTCCTCCAGCGTCGTGCACACACACCCGGCCAGCTTCACCATCGTCGGCCAGGCGATGTCATCCTCGACGTACACCATCAGGCGGTCCTCTTCCGTCCGCGGATCGAGTCCACGCTCACCACGCGGGACGGCGTCTTGAGGTGGTGCGGGTTGTAGATCGCGATGATGTTGTCCACCTCGCGGATGCCCGACGTGCCACTGTCGAACGTGGGGATGTTGAACGTGACACCCTGGCGGACCACCTGCGTCGCCGTGTTGGGGAGCTGGCACGCCTGCCCGTTGCACGCCTTGTACCACTCGCCTGCGAGCAGGCCCGCCGCGTAGTTGAGCAGGTCATCGGGGCCGACGCCAACGTAGTAGGACACCGAGAAGGTGCCTTCCTCGCCATCGGGGAGGTTCATGTCCTGGCACAGCGGCCAGTCCTGCCCGTCCATGCGGACCAGGCGGTTGCCGTTGTCGATGCGGTAGGCGCTCGGGTCCAAGATCGCACCGTCGATGGTGACGACCACCGGCCCAGACACTTCCATGTCGGGGAGGACCAGCTCACGGATGACACCGCACCCGCAGGCATCGCGACGGCACCCGCACGCGTTGAACCAGCGACCGTTCTCGATGTACGGGGTGAACCCGTCGCCCCATGCCATCGCAGGCGCGGCCATGTAGCCCTCGGGCGCGCAACGCACGCGGCACGGGCGAAGAACAACAGGGCACGTAGACACGCGGAACCCGCTCAGGCGCGCGATGGACCCCCATGCGAGCATCTCCGCACGCGTCTTCTTCACCGGGTCGAGCTGAGCGATCTCTTCGGCGTCGCCAACACACGACCAATCGGTGGAGTCCGGGTAGCACATCGCCATGTCAGGGTCCTTTCGTCTCTCGAAGGATATCTGTTACGGCCACACCTGCGTCGAACCAACATAGGCGGCGACGATCTCCGTCGACCCCACATACGCGGTCGACCACGGCTGACGGCTCGGGGTGTCATCGGGGAACGACGCGGACCAGGTGGCGAGAGTGTCCTCGACGCCCGCCGCGTTGACCCGCTTCGCCTCCCAGGTGAAGTCCAGTCCGCCTGTCACCTCGGTGAACGTGAGCAGGGAGTAGGCTCCCCAGTCCGCTTCCACGCCGCCCGACATGATCGACATGTTCGCGATGTCCGGGATGAAGAACGCCTCCGCATCAGACGCCCGGTTGTAGCCCGACGCGTTGAGGGACGGGATGCCAGGGAATGCCGCCTCCGGCCACGAGCGCGCACCGGAGTCCGCCCACACGTTGTGCGTGTCACCGGCCACCATGACCATGCGGGACTTCACCCGAGGGCGTGCGTCGATCAGGTCCCGGATCTCGGTGTACGACACGGGGTAGGAACCCCACCGACCCGACCCCTGCTGGAGTCCGATCCACGACGAGTAGAACACGACGAGAGCGACAGACGGGCTGGCCTCCGCGTGGTCGAGGAGGTCGATGATCCACTGCCGCTGCTCCGCCGTGTACAGCAGGAGAGGCGGGGTGTCGGTCTGGTAGTTCATGCGCGACGTGCGGAAGTCGGGCTGGATGAACAACACCCGCCCACTCTGCCATGCCTGACCCACCGAGTCATCCGACGCCCACATGCCAGCAGCACTGTCGCCCGCAACTTCCTTCCACAGCGGGGGAAGCTCCGGCGCGCCGCCCCCCAGAGGATCCGTCCGGATCGTGTCATGGTTGTCCGGCGTCCACCGGATGGCGACCTTGTGCGGCAGGCTCCGCATGGTGTTGAGCGACGTAGCCATGCCAGCCCACCAGCCAGCCGCCGTCGTCGCGTCCTCGTAGTGGAGGTCGCCCTGGATGCTGACCGTTTCCGGCGCATGGTCCATGATGCGGTCGAACACCGGGTGCGTGGACCCGGTGAACAGGCAGGAGCCAGCGACGGCGGTGAACGTGTGCGGCGTCAGCGTCAGTGAACGAGCCGTGAGCGTCGCATCCGTCTGCTCCACGCCGTCCACCATGAACGTGACCGTGAGGTTCTCTCCAGGCAGGACGGGGATGTAGGCGCTGAACCGGCCCGCCGTCCCGAGGGTGACCGGAACGGTGACGTTCGTGCCCCCGGTCCCCACGCACGTCGCCTCCACATCGGTTCCGCTGAGGATGCGCCCACCCACGACGATGTGTTCGTGCGTCTGCTGGTACACCCCGAGCACGTCCAGGTGCCCGCTCCCCGTCGCCCCTCCGACCTGCCCGATGGTGATCTGCACACCCATCGAGTTCGTCGAAGCGTTCGGCCACGTCGACACGACGTTCCCGGAAGCCCCACCGTCGAGGTCGCGGTAACCAACCCAGTAGACGACCGCGACGGCCTGCGCCGTGTCCGTGTCGCCGTAGAACCACTTGGCCCAGCTCGCCCCGGAGAAAGTGACCTGTTCCTCCGACTCGGTCCCCGTGCTCGTCTCCGCCGTGATCGCAATCGTCAGGCCATCATCGGCACCCGTCATCGACAGCATCGTGGTGGTGGTCTGCGAACCGCCGTTCGACGGGCGGTCCCACTTCGGCCCGATGGTCGGTGCGGTCAGGGTGAACCCCGGCGCGGCGCGGAAGGCCATGCTGATGCTGCCCGCCGTCGCACTCCCCGAGAGGACGATGTTCGGGTACGACGCCGCATAGTCGCCGACCAGGTAGAAGGTGCGGCGGGCGTTGTAGGTGGCGTCGAGCAGGAGGGTCCAGCCGTCGTACGTCGTCAGCCCCACAGCGGCGGCGGAGGACGTGATCGCGAGGATGATCTTGTCCCCCGCCTGTGCCCCCGCTGGGTTCGTGACAGGCACCTGTGCGGTGCCAGCGTTCTGGTAGACGGCGTACCCCACGCGAGTGATCGCGGCCATCAGATCACCGGGTCAGTGATGGCGTAGAACACCGTGTCGGACGGGGTGGTGATGGCGTCGTACTGCGCCTGCGTGCCGATCCACACCCCGGTCAGGCCGTTGAGCGCGGTGGCCTTGCTGTTCGCGAGCTGGAACGTGTTGTCCAAGTCGTCCTGGATCTGGCCCACCGTGGCCGTCAGACCGGCGACGTCGGCGGCGGAAGCCTTCGTAGCGACCACATCGGACAGGTCGTTGAACTGCCCCTGCGCCGCCGTCTCGAAGTCCGTCAGGTCCTGAGCTTCGGCCTTGGTGCTGATCGCCGTCTCCAGCCCGTTGACGAACGTCTTGAGACTCTCCCATGCGTTGACGAGAGGCGTGTACCAGGGGTCGGTGTTCTCTGCGGGGAGGTTGGTGTTGAAAGGCATCTGGATTCTCCTTGGATACGGGAACGGCCCCGCCTGGCGAAGTGCTCAGGCGGGACCGTGTCCGAACGGTCCGTGGCCGAACGGCCCGTGCCCGAACCCTCCTCCGGGGCTTACGGGAAAGGGACAGTGACCGTGGTGCTGACCCACACGCCGTTCTGCGAAGCGCGAGCCGTGTAGGTGCCAGGGTTCGCGTACTCGTGGTCCGTCTCACCCGGGGCCTCGACGTAGTCCCAAGTGCCGTCGCCGAAGTCGTACCAGATGGGTCCGGTAGCGACCGGCGCGACGACGAAGCTCGCCGTCATGCCATCCGGGTCCGTGGTGTCCTCGGTGGCGGTGACGCTCGTCAGAGCCGGGAGAGACGGGTCCAGGAGCGGACGAGCACCGCACTCGTCAGCCGGGGGAGCCAGGTCCACCAGCATGGTGCGGAGCGCGGTGGACGTGGTGATCGGCGTCGCCATGGGTCCGGGGACACCATTGATCGTCGTCACGTTGTACGGTCCGACACCCCAGGCGTTGCCCTCGCGGGTGTTCGCACCGGTCACCGTGAAGGTCACCGCCGCGTTCTCCACGGTGAAGTCACCGAGGATGCCACCGCGCAGGTACGCCAGGAGGATGTAGCCGAACTGCCCCTGCGCCTGGTCCGTGGCGCAAGCGTCGCCGGTCGGCGAACCCGTCCACAGCTCCAGAGCGAAGTTCGAGTTCTCCAGGCCGATCTTCGTGTCGATGTCGAAGCCGATAGCCGTCTCGCCGTCCGCCGCGAGGACCACGTTCTGTCCGGTGACCAGGGCCAGAAGGTCCGGGTCCACCTTGCAGAACTGGATCTCCACGCCGTACCCGACGAGGGACGTCTCGGACGGCTCGTAGATGCAGACCTCGCCAGACGCGTTGGTCTGGTTGATCTCATCCGTTTCCGTGGTGTTCGCGGTGAACGACACGGACACGAAGCCCTTCGAGATGACCTGGCTATCGTCCCCGTAGATGGGGCGACCACAGCCATCAAGGCGCGTGACGCGGATGCGACGCCCCTTGACGAGCGGCAGGCACAGGGTCTTGCGCGCCATGATGCTTACTCCTTCTTCGCGGTGCGCTTGCGCGCGGTCTTGGGTGCGGGCTTCGTTTCCTCGGCCTTGGACTCCTCGGACTTCTCCTCAGCCTTGGACTCGTCGGCCTTGGACTCATCCTCCTCGGACTTGCCCTCCTCCTCGGTCTTCGGCTCCGGCGCGTCCTCGACGTTCAGGGGAACGTAGTAGCCCCCGCGGAACGTGCGGACATCCTCGGCAGAGAAGCCCCGCTCGACGGCCAGCTCCAGCGCCTTCTTCGCGTTCTTGCTGGACCGGTCAGGGATGATGTCGTATTCCATGTCGTCCTCCTACGGGGCGGTAACCGGGTGAGCGGTCACATAGTTGCAGTCCACCAGGAGCGCGATGACCTGTTCGGCGATGGCGTACTCCTTGTTGAGGGTCAGTCGTTCCGTCGTGAACGCACCGACCGCACCCTCCAGAACGGTGATGCCACCCACGGAAGCGACGAGGCCAGCCTCGATCTCCGCGGACGCGAGGACGGGCGTGCCGCTCCCCGTCCACAGGTTCCCGGTTCCGTCCCCCTCCAGGGCACCATCGGTGAAAGCGAGCTGTGCATCGGCCCGGTTCATCACCAGGACGGGCAGGCCCACATACTCGTCGTCGGCGGTGTTCTCCGCCGCGGCGATGGCAGCGGCCAGGGAAGCCGAACCGGCCTCCGGTGTTGCCGCCTGAATCCAGGTGTTCAGCGCCGCCTCGATGGCACGGTCAGCGCCCTGACCGAGGAGACGCCGTGCGTCGGCCTCGAAGTCAGAGCCGCCCAGCCAGCACTCGATCCCCGCGTAGATACCGAAGACCGGCCCGACACCCTCCAGGGTTTCGATACCGGCACGGGTCTTCTCCGCCTGCTCGCCCATCGGCGACGGGTAGCAGAGTTCGACATCGCCAACCGCGATGCCACAACCAGGGGACGTGTACTCGACGATGCCACCCAGCCCGAGGCGAGAGTCCGCGGCGCGGAACTCGGCAACGGAACGGATACCACCGCGACGAGGGGAGCGACGAGGGGGTTCGACGTAGTGTGTTGCGTCAGCCATGATGCCCTCCTCCTCTCAGGAGATGGTCCCCCGGGGCCACTGGGCTAGTGACCCCGGGGGATGACTCACGGAGTGGGAGCGACGTTCGTCAGGTCACCCACGGACGGGTAACCGGTGGCACCCAGCGTGTTCAGCGCGACGGACACCTTCACACCGGTACCGCAGGTGTTGGCGACGGCGATGCCCTCCTCGAAGAAGGCGGCGGTGTACACGTTGGTGCTGAGTCCGACGCTGTCGTAGATCGTGTCGAGGTCGATCACGTCCTTCTCAAGCTTCGTGTACGCACCAGCCGGGTACATCATGAACTCCAGCGTGGTCGGCCATGCCGTCCAGGTGCCGGTGTTGCCAGTCGCGAGCGGCTGGTAGTCGTACACCCACTGGACGCGGATGCCGCGGACGGCGAACCATGCCTCGATGGCCTGGTCCGTGACGTTCAGCGGGTTCTCGATGTTCAGACGACGTCCCACGTCAGCGCGGATCGCACCCTTCGCCCAGATGGGGAAGACCGCCTCGATGGTCTCACCCGGAGCCATCGAGTAGGTGTAGCGCAGGCGCTCGGCCTGGAGTTCCGCGGCGTCGAGCACGTCGCTCGTGGAGCCACCGACCTCGGTCCAGTTGATCGCGGCACCGATCATCGTGCTGATGCGGTTGATGATGTACGCGTTCACCTTGTGGGCGTGCGCGACGGTACCGATCTGGAGGACGCGGTTGATGAGTTCCGGGAACGCGGCGTTGGTCAGGACCGGAGCCGTGACGCAGAAGCCGATGGCGTCGAGACGCACCTCGTCCCACGGGGGGCAGTCGATCTCGTGGCAGACCTTCTCGGTGCCAGCCTCAGCCTGCGCCTCGGTCTGGAGGAAGCCCCAGGTCGCGGCGAGCGTTGCGTAGTCCGGACCCTTGGTGAACGAGATGCCACCGCGACGCGCCTGGACGGACGGCAGGTCGAGCAGGCCGCTCACCGTCTCCAGCTCGCAGAAGCCGTAGATCTGCTCGGACGGGGCGCACCAGCCACCGGCAGCGATGAGGTTTCCACCTTCGAGGCGGGACTCCTTCGCCGCGGCCATGACGACCTCGTACTGGTCCTGAGCGTCCATGCGCTCCTGGAGCATGAACTCCGACTCGGGCTTCTGAATCCGCGCGACGCCGTAGCGACGGTGGTTGTCAGAGAGCTGGAAGACCTTGCCCGACTCGGTGTCGTGCGCGGCCATCGCCAGCACCTTGGGCTTCGAGCCGGAACCCGAGAAGCCCTTCGAGCGGGACTGGAACGCCTCGGCGACGCCGAACATGTTCTGGAGGTCCTGACCGGGGGTGTACCCGGAGACGTCCGCGGCAGCCACGAGGTTGACGGACGGCGTCTCGTCGACGACATCCTCTTCCGCGGGAGCCTTGGGGGCAGGGGCACGCTTCGCAGCGGTGCCAACGGTACGGCCAGCGGCCACGACGGCCTCCTTCTTCTCCGACTCAGCCTCGGCCTCGTCCTCTTCGTCCTCGGCGGGGTCGTCCTCGCCGTCGTCCTCGCCGTCGCCGTCGCCACCATCGGTAGCCTCCGGCTCAGCGAAACCCTTGCCGAGCTTCTCCAGGCGGGAGGCACGCTCAGCCTCGGCCTGCTCGACGCGCTCGATCTCGGCCTCGATCTCCTGGGAAGCAGCCATCAGGGCCTCAGCCTCTGCGATCTGCTCGTCCGTCAGGTCAGCGCCCTTGGACACGAGAGCACGGCCCTCGGCCAGCGCCTCTTCGTTGAGCTTGCGAAGGTCCTCGACAGAGATGCCCTCGAAGCTTTCCGGCTTCTTGAATGCCATGGTGTCACTCCTGTGCTCGTATATGGCGGGATGGGGGTTGGAAATCTGTAGGTGAGCTACGCTTCACGACCCACGCCTACGGCGGAGTGCTATCGAAAGAATTTCTACCATGCATCTCCTGCATGGAGCAACACGAAGCCCCCGACACGCCGTGTGACGGGGGCTTTTTTCGTGTTGGCGGTTACGCCGTGCGGTAGGTACCGCCCACGCGCTTGGCGGCGGCGATGGCCTCCACCTCGGTCTTGTACGACTTGGTCGTACCTGCCTTCGGGTCCGTGACGACGTACGTCTTCGGAGCGGCGGTCTTGTTCGACCCGCAGTTGCACCCCATGGTCATGCCTCCTGGAAGTAGTTCTGGACACGCGACAGCGAGTGCTCCCGCGCCTTTTCGAGGAACGGCGTGACCGCGGCCATGCGCTCCTCACGTACCCGCTCCGCCGTCTCCGACGCACGGTACTCGTCAACAGCGGTGCGGACGATGCCAGCGATCTCCTCCGCCGTGGGGAACAGGGACGCCGTGACAGCGCTCTTACGCTCCACGGGGCTGATGCCGTAGACGGCGTCGATGTCGTCGATGTCGATCTCGATCTCGTCCAGACGCTGGCCCTCCTCCAGGGAGGCGGATGCCACGAGCGCGGTGCGAGGAATCGGGAAGCCGGGGACGTTCACGGCGAGAGCCGCGACCAGTTCCAGCCCGGAGGCGGTGCGCCGCCAGTCGCCGGAGAGTGCCGCCGCGGCGAGCGCCGCAACCTGGTCGTCGGTCAGGTTCGGGCGGAGGATGCCCGCGACCCAGATGCCGAAGGCATCCTCCCCGGCCACGACGTCCGCCACGACCGACCCGGTGTTGTCGTAGTGGGCGACCGCGTCCTTGGCATTGGCCTTGATGGAGGCATGTCCCGTGCTCATCGTAATCTGCCCGACAGGGATGCGTCCCTCATCGGTCTGGACGACGCCGGTCCGGTAGTACCCGTAGCTGGTGGACGAGTGAGGCGCGGTCACGCACTTGTCCTGGATGCCGATGTGGCACACACCCCACGTCGCGAGGTGACCGAAGATGCGGTCGCCCTCGATGGTGACGGGGGTGGGGCCGGTGAACTGAGGGTCGCGGAAAGCCTCGGCGGGCTTCGGCGCGACGCCAGCGGCGACGATGCTCATGGTGCTTCCTTCCACTGCGTGACGGCCCCTGCCGCCACCTTCCTGACCCGGCCAAACGCCGATGGCTTCCTTGTGCATGTTCGCGCACGCACCTGCGAGCCACTCCGGGTTCGCGATGTACTTGGCGAGCTGACGGCGGCACCG